ATTTTTGTTCTGTGTTTGTTGACCATATATCAACATTAATATTTAAATTATAAGGTGTAGGCATTAAACGTTCTACAGTATAATTTTTACCTTGTGTGTTTAAATATTCTTCTCCGGCTTCGTTATATGCTCGTTCTCTTATGTTTACCTTTTCTACATAACTAGCATCAGCAAGACGTTCTCTATCAAGTTCTAGTCCTGTTATATAAACTGCCATTCTTGGCACACTAGGAAGTTTGTTTTCGCTATTATCTTTAATTATGTTAGCAACTTGCCTTGTTAAATCTCCGTAAGCTACTGGAATAGATTTTTCGGTACCGCTGCCATCTTTGTATTTGAACCCACTAATTAATCTAATTATTTGTGTTAAATATCTTTTAACTTGTCCGTCATAAAAATGTTGCATTAATTATCTGCCTTTGCTCGTAATGCTTTTGACAAACTTTGTCTTTCAATAACTTGTTCGCCGCCGATACTTGATGTAGTGGTATTATTAATAAAGGAAGTTTTTTGTGTTGAACGTGTATTTGTATTTGTAAGAGTCATTCGTACACCATCTTCAACTTTCAGCCAGCGTGAACCATCATACCTAAACAATCTATTAGGCATCATATCAGTTCGTAAAAAATAATCACCGTTAACATTTACACTTGGAAATGTTATGCCACTACCAAACGATTCGCCATTTGGAGCAATATTATCACCTAGTAAATATCCTTGATATCCTTCTCGAGTAGGAGTTTGAGAAATACGATCTACTAATAATCCTTGTTGCGAAGCATCAAGTGTTGTAATATCTGTTGTTACTAATTCCGGAGTGCCAGCGGCATCTACTTGTAACGTATAAAGATTTGAAGTATCATAACCTGACTTAGCAGCATCAGCTTCTGCTTTGGCAACTATAGCATTATTGATATTCATTTCAGTTTCAAATGTACTTAATACATCACGTAATGTATTATCAGCATCATCTCCTGCTGGTAAATCTAATATGTCACTAAATTCTTGTCCGTCGTATATTTGTTTTAATTTTACACGATATAAGTGTGGATACCAAGTTTGTGAAAACCCTTCTGCTGCTCTATTAACATCTTCTACTACATAAAAACGTTTTAATGCTACACTGTAATCATTTAGCGCATATTCGTCTAATAAATGAGGAAACTCTATAACATCGCCACTTAATATTTTTCTACCTAATGTTTTAACACTACTATTAATATGTATAGTCATAAACAAAGTATCGTTTTGTAAAAATAATCCAAACTGGCTTAAATTAAAATCTGTATCACTTACATTGTATATAGCACGTAATGTGTAAATATCAGGGTCATATTTTCTATCTCTGTTTTCTAAGAACACTAAATCTTGGATATTAGTTTCAGCAACAGCATCATATTGCGGTTGATCTGGAGTAGCATCAGATTCGTTAGGATTTTTTGGACCAAGGTATTTGTGTATGTTAATATCAGTGCCGCCAATACTGAATTGTTCATAGATAACTTTATCTAAAAATTCATAATCGGCTGTTTTGTTTGGTCTATATAATGATAAGCGTGGCATACGTATATTTAGCATAAATACTATTGGAGATTAATAATGGCAGATCTAGTAACACAAAAACAAGAAATATTTGATTATGTAAACGCTTTCCTTGGAGGCGGCATGGTTGATGTAGAGTTAGATCCTATACATTATGAAAGTGCTTTAACAAAAGCTCTATCAAAGTATAGACAACGAACAGAGCATAGTGTAGAAGAAAGTTTTGTATCGCTAGAACTCGAAGAAGATAGAAACAGTTATACGTTACCGCACGAAATTGAAGAAGTAAGACAAATTTATAGACGTAGTGTTGGCTCACGTACTGGCGGTGGCGATGGCGGAAGTTTGTTTGAACCTTTTAATTTGGCATACACAAATACATATTTGTTAGCAGCCAGTGGTGTTGGTGGTTTAGCTTCTTACGAATTATTTGCGCAAAGACAAGAATTAGTTGGACGTATGTTTGGTAGCTATATAGAATTTACTTGGAATAGTTCAACAAAATTATTAACAATTTTACAACGTCCTAGAGCACAAGAAGAAGTGCTATTATGGTGTTACAATTATCGTCCAGATAACCAATTATTAGCTGATTACAAAGCAAAACAATGGATAAAAGATTATACACTTGCTGGATGTAAATACATGCTAGGCGAAGCTCGTGAAAAGTTTGCCACTATAGCAGGCCCTCAAGGCGGAACTAGTCTAAACGGAGCAAGTCTCAAAGCTGAAGCACAAGCTGAGATGGAAAAATTAGATGCCGAAGTAGCACTTTCTTTAGCTGGCGGAACTGGCTATGGATTTGTTATAGGTTAAAGATCGTTGTCATGTATGTACAACTGAATTAAAGCATAGTGAAGAACTTTCATTAAATCTTTCCTATGATCATCCTTAGTGCCTTTTTTGCCATATCGATTAGAATACTTGTCTACATTGCCCATACAAAATCCGGTACCGTGACCACGCTCTATGATTACTTCGGTTGATTGAAATTTATTTTGCGAATAATGACCTTTGTATGTAGAATCAATATATTCTTTGAATTCTGCTATAAGATTATCTTCGTTAAACTTATAATCAATTGCCATTTTTGCGCTACTCCGTAAATATTAATTTATACTACTATAGCGTAAATTTGTTTATTTGTCAACCATTAAATACATAGTTAACTGCTATTTTGACGGTATTTTGCCCTATTTTCACTAAATACAAATAGCAACAAGATAACCCAATGAGGAGAAATTAAAATGGCATTGACATCACCAGGTGTACAGGTTAGCGTAATTGACGAGAGTTTTTATACTCCGGCTGAACCGGGTACAACACCACTAATTTTTGTAGCTACAAAACAAGATAAAGCAAATCCAGGTGGCACAGGAATAGCACCTGGTACTACTAAAGCAAACGCAGGTAAAGTGTATTTAATGAGTTCACAAAGAGAACTTGCTGAAACATTTGGCGATCCGCTTTTTTATACAGATGCTAGTAGTAATCCTATCCATGGCGGCGAGCAAAACGAATATGGTTTACAAGCTGCTTATTCATATTTAGGCGTAGCTAACAGAGCATATGTTGTAAGACCAGATGTAGATTTAGGTGCCTTGACAGGCAGTGCTACAGAAGTGACTGGCGATCCTGCTAATGGAGCATGGTGGTTTGATACTGACGACACAAAATATGGAATTTTTGAATGGAATGGCGAAGCAGCTAGTTCAACTAATGGTCAAACTTTTACAAACAAAGTTCCTTTAACAATTACTGATACAACTAAAGTTGTAGATTACTCAGGGGCAGATTACACGCCAAAAACTAGTGTAGGCGCTGTTGGAGATTATGCTATTGTTGCTGTAACAAACATTAATCGTTTGTGGTATAAAAACTCCGGCGGAACATGGGTAGAAGTTGGTTCTACAAATTGGATTGGTTCATGGCCATTTGCTGTAGGAAACACAGCAAATGCTGTAGGAAACACTGGTACTATTGTGTTTACTATCAATGGTGCTGCTACAACTGTTACTACAACAGGAACAACAATTAACCAAATCGTAAGTGATATTAACGCTGACGCAGGCGCAACATCAGCAGGTATTAGCGCAAGTGCAGCCGGCGGTGTACTTAACTTGTTCTATGACGGAACAGGTGGATTTGCCGCAGTAACAATGTCAACAACAAATGATGTTTTAACAGACGCAGGTATAACATCAGCAACATATCAAAGACCAACACTAGCAATTGATCCACATACAAATGTGCCAGCTTGGAAAACTAGAGATGCTGGTCCAAGACCAACAGGAAGTGTTTGGATTAAAACAACTAATCCAAATCTTGGTGCTTCTTATAGTGTAAAACAATGGAGTTCAACTTCAAGTTCTTGGTCAACAAGTTCAGCACCACTGTACGACAGCAATCACGCAGCATTAGCAGCAATTGATAGCACAGGCGGCGGAATGAATATACCAGCAGGAGCTGTCTATGTAAGAACTAATGTAGCTGAAGCAACTGTACCAGTAGCAAGTTCTCAACTTTATGTTAGACAATCAGCTGGCGCAACTACTGTTACAAGTGCTGCTATTACAGCAAGCACTTACACAGCAGCAGCTCATACATTTACATTAAGCGAGTCAACTGTAGGAAGTTCAGCAATGAGTTCGCCAGTTACAGTATCATTTACTGCTACAGCAGCAGTATCAGATGCTGATTTAATAGCCGGACAAATTAACGCCGCAGGACTTACAAATGTAAGTGCTACTGTAAACAGTAAAAATCAACTTGTTATTTCACACAGCAAAGGTGGAGAAATTAGAATTGTTGATGGTACAAATACACCAATGAATAGTATATTTACAGCATTTGATGCTACTATTCCAACAAGCACTTCTAATTTGTATTATGTACCTGGTACTTCAAGTGCTACTAATCCAAAACAATTTATGGCAAGTAACTGGAATGTATTAACATATACAGCAAAAGCAACTGCTCCGACAGCAACTCCTGAAACAGGTGCGCTATGGTATAGCAGTGTTGTAGACGAAGTTGATTTAATGATTCATAACGGAACTACATGGGTTGGTTATCATAACTATGATCATAACGGCGACGGAAACGTTGGCGGTTCGAGTGCTCTTGATCCAGCAGGACCAATTGTATCAGCTAGTGCTCCAACTGTACAAAGTGATAATACAGCATTAGTCGAAGGTGATGTATGGATTAGCACAGCAGATTTAGAAAACTATCCAAAAGTGTACAAATGGAACAGCGATACTTCAAAGTGGGTATTGTTAGATACATCAGATCAAACAACTGAAGCAGGTGTATTATTTGCTGATGCTCGTTATAACACAGCAGGTGCTAATAGTGGCACAGCAGGTGCTATTACTGACTTGTTGATTGCTGACTTCTTAGATCCAGATGCTCCAGATCCAGCATTATATCCAAAAGGCATGATTTTATGGAACACACGTAGAAGCGGATTTAATGTTAAGCGTTATGTGCGTGATGCTATAGATATTGATTCTACAAACCCTAGAATGTCTGATGCTTCGATGAGCGGATATTATGCTAATCGTTGGGTTACTGAATCACCTAACAACGCAGACGGTTCAGGTAGCTTTGGACGTAAAGCACAACGTAAAGTTATTGTAAAAGCTCTACAAAGCGAAATGAACAGCAACCAAGATATTAGAGATGACGAATCACGTATCTTTAACTTAATTGCTACACCAGGTTATCCAGAACTAATTGGTGAAATGGTAACACTTAACTCGGCTAGAGGACTAACAGCATTTGTTGTTGGAGACTCTCCAATGAGACTTAGCTCTAGTACAACTGATTTACAAAACTGGTCAACTAACGTTGCTCTCGCACCAGAGGACAATGATGACGGTCTTGTAACAAGTGATGAATATTTAGGTGTATATTATCCAAGTGGATTTACAAGCGATAACGCAGGTAACAATGTAATTGTTCCAGCATCGCATATGGCACTACGCACTATAGCATTAAATGACCAAGTTGCTTATCCATGGTTTGCTCCAGCAGGAACAAGACGCGGCGGAGTAACAAATGCTACTGCTACAGGATATATTGATAGCGAAGGCGAATTTGTAAGTGTAGCGTTGAACGAAGGACAGCGTGATACATTATACTCAAATAACGTTAACCCTATTACATTCCTAAACGGAGCAGGATTAGTTGTATTTGGGCAAAAAACAAGAGCAGCTAATGCTAGTGCGCTAGACAGAGTAAATGTCGCAAGACTTACAGTTTACTTACGTAGTCAACTTAAGAAACTTGCTAAACCATATATCTTTGAACCAAATGATAAAATCACACGTGATGAAATCAAACAGCAAGTTGAAAGTTTAATGGTAGAGCTTGTAGGACTAAGAGCAATTTTTGACTACTTAGTTGTATGTGACGAAACAAATAATACTCCTGCTAGAATTGATAGAAACGAGTTATATGTAGATATTGCTATAGAACCAGTAAAAGCAGTAGAATTTATTTACATTCCGCTACGTCTTAAAAACACAGGAGAAATAGCAGGTCTTTAAAAATAGTGGGGCAGCGCAAGTTGCCCCTATTATGATAAATACTTGTGAATAGGAGTAATAAATGGCAATCTCATCTTTATCAAAACTAACAGTTCCATTAGCAACAAGTGACAGCGCAAGCAGTCAAGGTTTGCTTATGCCAAAACTTCAATATCGTTTTCGTGTTACACTAGAAAACTTTGGAGTTTCAACACCAACAACTGAATTAACAAAACAAGTTATGGACGTTACTAGACCAAACTTAACTTTTGAAAACATGGAAATTCCTGTATACAATAGTAAAGTTTATCTAGCAGGTAAGCACACATGGAACCCACTATCATTAAATTTACGTGAAGATATTAACAACAACGTACAAAAATTAGTTGGTGAACAACTACAGAAACAATTTGACTTTATGGAGCAAGCAAGTGCTAACAGTGGTCAAGATTACAAGTTTGTTACACGTATTGAAATACTCGATGGCGGTAACGGAGCAACTGGAGTACAAGTATTAGAAACTTGGGAATGTTA